GGGAGACTGAACAATGGCTTTCACACTCACGCAATACAAGAACAGCGCCGAAAACGCGATCGATCAAATGGTGGTCGATCAGTTCCGCCGCAGCAACTGGCTTCTCGACCGCATGCCGTTCGACGATGGCGCACACCCGTTCGGACAATCCGGGTGGGTGTATCAGTACGATCGCCTCACGACCGAACCGACCGCCGCGGTACGCGCCGTAAACGCGGAGTACAGTGCGCAACAGGCCGTCACGACCGCGCAAACCGTGGAACTCAAGATTTTCGGTGGCAGCTTCGAAATGGACCGCACGCAAATCGGTACGGCCCGCTACGGCGACCGTATCGCATTCCAGCTGGAACAGAAAATCAAGGCGACCCGCGCGTACTTCAATGACCTGTTCATCAACGGTGACACCGGCACGAGCGCCCTGGAGTTTGACGGGCTGGACACCGCCCTGACCAACGGGACGACAGACGTGACTGCAACCAGTGCCGCGAACGACCTGTCCACCAGCTCGACAATGGATAGCAACTACAAGGCGTTCCTTGACGAGTTTTACGATTGGCTTGCCACGCTTGACCGCATGCCGGACGCCCTGTTCATGAACCGCACGATGCACAGCCGCATGCGTGCCATTGCCCACCGGGCCGGGTATTACAGTCAGACGGAAGACGCGTTCGGGCGGCCCGTAAGCACGTTCGACGGGATTCCCTTCATTGACCTGGGCGACAAGCCTGGCACTAGTAACCCTGTCGTCCCCATCACCGCTGACTCCAGCGGCCTGGATACGACCAACATTTACGCTGCCGCGTTTGGTCTTGACGCTGTACACGGCATTAGCCCCAGCACGCAGTCAGCATTCCTGCAGACGTACCTGCCGAACCTGGACCTGCCAGGCGCCGTGAAGACTGGCGAGGTTGAAATGGTGGCCGCCATTGCCGTGAAGCACCAGAAGGCAGCTGGCGTGTTCCGCGGTATTGGCGTGAACCCGTAAGCATGGTGATTGTCCGCACGCCAAACCCCACATTTGATGGGGAACGCGTCGGTTTTCGCTTCAAGAATGGTGAAGCTCGCATGGAGAGCCTGTCCGGTAAGGATCGGCAGGCCCTCCGGCGGCTGGGGTACGAGATTGAGGATCGTGGCTCCCCAAACGACTTGAGCGGCTTGACGGTCTTGCAACTCCGTCAAGTCGCGGAGTCGCGGGGCGTGGACCTGTCCGGTTTGACGCGGAAGGCCGACATTCTGCAGGCCATCGAACCCTCCATGTAGGGTTGTTCACGCACCCATCTAGAAGTGGTGAGACGGCCGTTACAGTCAAGCAACTTGAGGTGGTGGGGTTGAGCCCCACCATCTACATTGACGAGGCTCTAGTGCCGTCTCCGAGTGCGAACCGGGCGAATGCTGAAAGGCCCATACGGGATGCGCTCGACGCTGGAATGGACTTGCTGTTGTGCGAGGACGATATTGACCTCGCCACCGATTTCGTGCCGGCCCTGGAGGCTGCACGCATGACGGGCCAACCCGTCACGTTTTGGCTGGAGAAGCAATGGACGCACCCTGAGCATTACTGGCCGTTGATTGCGCCGAAGGGTGGCGTGCCGACGGTTGGTCCCGTCGGGATTCACAAGGTCCGGCGCTTCAAGGAGTCCTGGTACGGCAGTCAATGCGTCCTACTACCGTTCCCAGTGTTGGAACGCCTCGCGCAAGCCTCCACGTTTGGAGTGGCGACGGGCGACCCGATCGACAGGTGGCTCAAAGCGCACTTGCCCAGCATGCTTGTTGCCCTACCGAACCCTGTGCAGCACCGCTCCCCACCTACAGTCGTGCCGGATACGCGGCACGCCAGGATCAGCCCCACATTCCACTTGGCTCGTGAAGGGAGGTGGATGGACGCATGGCAGTCGTGGATTACACCAGCCTCACCGAAACGAACACGCTAGCCCTCGAGCTCGCAAGCTTGACGAGCGAACCCACGGACTTGGACAGCCTATTGACGGACAGTGCAGCGGTTCACACGGCGGGTACCGTCACGATTCACCGGCCGTACTACGTCGCCGCAAAAATGTTGGACCGCGCGGCCAACACGAGCCGCCTCAACTCAGCGGAGGGCGCCGTGTTCGACCCGCCCGCCGTCCGAATCAGGTCCCTCCTGAATCAGCAGGCCGCGTTCGATACGGCCATGCTGCAAGACAATGCCGACTACACGATCCCTGCTGGCCATGAGGCTGGCGGCGGGTTGCGCCTGGTGTTCTGATGGTCAGTGCATTCAAGGGCGTCTTCGCGAATATTGAGGCGACCCTCACGTACCGACAGGTGACAGGCACAACCACAAACGTGTTTGGGGACGTTGTGCCAAGCGAGGCGACTGGTTCGCTTCTCGTTTCGTTCAAGCCGTCCGAAAGTCAACACTTGCTTTACCAAATGGGGGCGGATGCGGAGGTCATTCCGGGCCGGTTTCGGTGCCTTGACCCTGCAGCCCTCCCGACTGGCTTGGGTGTCGGCAGCACGCTTGACCTTACGTGGAACGGGCAGGCGGGCGAAGTGGCAATCACGAACGTCATGCGGAAGGGTCTTGCCGTGCTGGACGACACGCTCGGCCAAGAGTTCCTTGGAACCTGGAGGCCTACCTAATGCCTCTCGATTGGCAAGGCGACGAGATTCCTGGTGAGCTTGGCAAGGCGTTCTATCGGGCGAACGAAGTGCTTGGCAGAGCGTTCCAGAGTGAAGTCACGGCAAGCAAGTGGCAGTGGCCGAACCCGCCCAGTCCACGCGACATTGTTGATACTGGCAATCTTCGCCAGTCGTACTCAGGTGAACGCACGCGCGAGCGTGGCGACCCTGCCTTTGACCACGCATGGAACGTCGAGTACGCAATGGCGGTGCACGAGGGAGCCGTCCTCAAGAACGGGACGAAACTCCCAGCGAGGCCCTGGACGGAGAAGCCACTCGACACGGGCGTCCTGGAACGGGCGTTCGACGCGTTGGCTAAGCGATGACGACCACGCAGCTGCGCGCAGTCCTCGCAAGCATGCTTTCGAGCCTGTTGGGGACGTACACGTACCTCGACGATTCAGGCGTGGAGCAAACCACGCCCGCGTTGCGCGTGACGGAACCCCCCGCCACGTGGCGAGCGAGTGGCTTGGAGGTCCGCATTCAAGAAATCCCAACCCTCCGGCAAGTGCCTGCCTACACCACCGGCGCGGTTGTCGAGACGCACAGGGTGTACCTCGTTAGTCACGACGCGGCGAGTGACACGCTCGCTGCCCTCCGCAAGATTCTGTCTCGCTGGCCCACCGCGCAAGCATCCAGCGTGGATGCAAGCGAACGCCTCGGCATCCTCAGTCAACACGTTGTCACCATCTAGAACATGAAGGGAACATCATGCCCCTGAAGTACACGCAAGTTGAAGGCAGGCCCACCGGCCTGTTCCTCGCGCTCCTCGCTGCAGGCGCAAGTACCGCACCGACGGACGTGACCGTCACGGTCGATACGGCCGGCGCGAGTGCAGGCGCTACGGCCATCCCCATTACCGACCCCGGGACGGACATCCCGAAAAATACGATCTTGACGTTCGATGATGCGAACAGCGTCAAGGTGGTCGTCACCAGCACCTTCTCAAGCGGTTCGGCTGGCAACCTTGCCGTCGAGGCGTACGACGGTGCGGACGGCGACGGAATCTCTGCAGCCCTCGCCAGTGGCGATGCAGCCGCGTGGGACCAGTTGTACACGGTTGTCGGTACGGAAAACGGTCCGTTCACGAACAACGCGCAAACGCAGGATCTGCAAGCCGTCGTGTACGGCTCGAGCTCCGCCATTAATGTCGGCACGCCGCAGGTGCAAAGCACCGCGCCGCAGATTGCGCGGTCTGGCCTGTACTTGGCGGACGGCCAGTTGGTGCAGGACATCATTCAGTACGCCGACACGAACCGGAACTGGTGGGCGAAACAGACCGTCCCCGATTCGGATGGCGCGATCTTCATGACGCGTGAAGGCTTGTGCCGCGTTACCGACTTGAATCAGGACTTGCCTGCCGACGGGTTGATCCGGTTGAGTTACAACATTCGATTCGTGTCGGCCGTTCCGACCGTCACGTACGCCGCCTGATCGTGATGCAGTCCCGACAGCGTAGAGCTGGAGCGCCACTCCTGTTCGCGTTCGGGGCGCAAGAACTTGAGGACGGGGGCGCCATTCGCGTCCCCCTCCTCATTTTCAGTGCCCAGTTGGACCCGTTGACGTACGACCTATTTGATCCTGACGAACCCTCCGCGGTGGTACGCGTCACGCTACCGGAGGAGTTTCTTGACCGCCCCGTCGACGCGCACGCGAAGCACGTGACCCTGGAGGTCGCATGAAGCTTGACGCCATTCTCAACACGATCAGTGTTCCCCTCGAAGTCGGAGACCTCGAGTTTCGCCTTACGCCCTTCCCGAACGCTCGTGTGGCCGCATGGAACCGCGCGACGAACCCGGACGTGCCCGACGACGCCACCAACGCGCAACTCGTCGGGTTGACGGAGAAGGTGCAGGCTGCGCAACTCGACATTCTCGCGGGCCACATGCGGGACTGCCTCACCGCTGGTGAAAACAAGAAAGTCACGGCGAAGTGGGTCGGTAACACCTTCCCACAAACTGTCCTGCACGAGCTTGCCACGTTCTTCGCTTCGGGCGACAAGCCGTCGTGGGTGGTCGAGTCGGGAAACTAGAGGAGGCCGGGCCAGAAATTGCTCTGGTTTGCGCCTGCTACGGATACACACCCAACCAGGTGGCAGCCATGACGCCCGCGCAGTTCCGGTACTTGGCGGAGCACATGCCAGATGTGGAGTTGCGCAGGACGTACCCCCTGGCCGGCCTCGAAGCAACCATGTTGAACATGATGGGTGGCAAACCCGACCCGCGAGAGAAGCCGGACAAGCCAATGGACCCCGGCCGGTTGTACACGCCGTTCGAGCGGTTGCCGTGGTACGCCCGCCCACCCTGGGCGGACGGCATGACAGCCGGTATCGGTCGAACTGCCGCGCGGGACTTCCTGGCGAACCGGAAGTACCTACCAGCGTGGGCGATCACGGTCGCACCCATCGACGAGATTACTGCAGCAGCTTCTTGACGTCAGCACGGAGTGCTTCAACCTCGCTAAGGATTGACGCGAGCGCGAACCACGGGACGGACCCGACCACGCCACCCGCGATCCATGAAGCAGGTAGCCACCACGCGATCGCCGGGTCGCCAGCCCACTCGGTAACACCCAACGCGAAGCCCGCAATGAAGGTCATAGCTCCGAACAGCATCAGTACCGACTTCATGCCGCGAACCTAGCACAGGAGAGGCCCCAACATGGCAGACAGAAGCCTCGGCAATGCGGTCCTCCGCACGCGGTTGGACACGAGCGGCCTCCGCACCGGCTTGAACACCCTGCGGAGCGAGACAGACTCGACCCTCCGCACGATCGAACAACGGCTTGAAGCGACCGGCCGCAGCCTCCGCCGGGTCGGTACGGGCCTCACCATCGGCGTGACCGCACCGTTGACGCTGTTGGGCAGCGCCGCGGTGAAGGCCGCCAGCGATGCGGAAGAAACCCGCGCGAAGTTCCAGACTGTCTTCCGAGACATTGGGTCTGACGCGCAAGCTGCAGCGGACCGCCTGTCGGACGCGTTCGGGCAGTCGGACCGCGCCGCGCAAGCCCTCCTCGCTAACACGGGCGACCTCCTGACGGGTTTCGGGTTCCAACAGAAAGCCGCGTTGGACTTGAGCCAGCAAGTCAACGAACTCGCGATTGACCTTGCCAGCTTCACGAACTTCCAGGGTGGCGCGGAAGGCGCATCCCGCGCACTCACGAGCGCCCTGCTGGGCGAGCGGGAAGCCGCCAAAAGCCTCGGGATTGTCATTACTGAGGAAGTCGTGCAAGCCAAGATTGATGAGCTTCGCCTTGCTGGTGAGCTTGTCGGCGCAACCGAGCAGCAAGCCAAGGCGTACGCGACGCTTCAGGTTGCTCAGGAACAGTCTGCCAACGCGATTGGTGACTTCGCCCGCACGCAAGACAGCTTTGCGAACCAGACGCGCATCCTGGTGGGCAACGTTGACGACCTGAAGGTTGCGCTTGGTGAGGGCATCCTGCCGATCGTGACACCCCTTGTGGGCCGCTTCGCGGACGCTGCCGGCGCCCTGAGCGACATGAACGAAGGCACCCGCAACACCATCATCGTGTTCGGTGGTCTCGCCGCTGCTGCCGGCCCACTCGCGATTGCTCTCGGCAGTGTCGCGCAAGGCATCGTCGCAATCCGCACGGCCGCCCTGCCCCTCCTCGGGCCCGCCGGGATTCTCCTCGGCGCAGCTGTTGGATTCGTGGCGCTCAACGAAGCCATGAACGCCGGCACGCGCACACGCCAGCAAGCCAGTACCGACTACCGCGACCTGGTGCGCAGCATGGGCGCGTACCGCGACCAACTCGTCATCACCAGTGAAGAAGAGCGCGTGCAGTTGCAGGCGCAGTTGGATCGCCGCCGCGAAGCGCTTCAGCGCATCCTCGAGATGCAGCGCGCGTATGTCCGGTCCCTTGAGTCGGACGTGATCGCGTTCGCGAACATGGGGTTCTTCGGCCAGTTATTCAACTTTGGTGAAGCGAACGTGAACCTGGACGCGCTCGACAACGCCCAGGCGGAGCTCGACGTGATCGAGCGTGAGATCAACGGGATTGACACACAACTTGGTGAGGTTCGGGAGATGGAAATCCGCCCGAACGTTACTGTGCCCCCTCCGGCGGATCGCGGGGATGGGTACGACGCGTTCGGCATTCCCACAGACGGCAGCGTTCGCACCGTCACGGTCAACACACTCCGGTCGGCTGAGCAGATCATCGCGCGGCAAGACCCACTCAACCGACAGCGCCTCGCGGCACAGCAAGGCGGCGGACTCGGCACTACCGCACCGCTTCGCGTCACGTTCGACACGAGCGGCGCTAACTTCGTGGCGAGTCGCATCCTTGCCCAGACTCAGGTAGGGGGGAGCGCCGCCCTTCAGGGCCGCTTGCAGACGCAAGGCGGGCC